ACGGATTTAAAAGATTAGCCTTTGCAGACAACATTAGAAAGGCTGTTATAAAGTTAAACCCAATATTAGAAAATGGAAGACGTGTATCTGACATGGTAGAAGAGTATGGTTGGGAAATTACAAAATCATATGAGGAAACCAGAAGACTCCTGCAGGTATTTGGAACAGAAGTAGGAAGAGATATGTTTGGACAGAACTTTTGGGTAGAGCAAGTATTTGAGGAAATGAATCTTTATCCAATGTATGATAATTTTGTAATATCGGATGTTAGATTTCCAAACGAAGCCGACATGATTTCCTGGAAACAGGGCGAGGTTTGGAGAATAAATAGATCAAGTATATCTCCAGTAAATTCACATCCATCAGAGCTAGCATTGGACGAATATAATTTTACAAAAACTTTATCAAATGATGGCACTATAGAGAATTTATCTAGAGAGGTTTCTTTATTATTAAGGAGTAGTGATGCCAGTATATCAATATAAGTGTGACTGCGCCGAAGAGTCGGACCAGAATCCAATTTTTGAATATGAGCGTGGAATAAAAGATCCAGAACCAACCTACCTGTGTCCAGAATGTGATATGCCAATGGGAAGGGTGTATAGTGTTCCTGGTGTAAAGTTTAAAGGTTCAGGATTTTATGCAACAGATAGTAGGATAAACCCAAAATGACAGAATTAGAAAAACCATTTGAGCAAATGAACACTGTTGTTGAAATGACTCTTAAGGGATACAACCCAACAGAAATTGCAAAAGAGCTTGATATAAAGAGGGCTGATGTTCTTCGAATAATTGATGAATGGAAATCATATGCACAAAATGATAAAAGTATTCAAGAACGTGCCAGAGAAGCACTTGTTGCCTCTGATCAACATTATAGTATGCTAATAAATCGTGCATGGGAAACAGTAGAGCAATCAGATGTGGCTGCAGACTTAAAGGCAAAAGTATCTGCACTTAAACTTGTGTCTGATATACAGTCTAAACAAATGGAAATGCTACAAAAAGCTGGTTTGTTAGACAATGCAGAAGTGGGTGCTAGAATTGCTGAAGCAGAGGAAAAGCAAGAAATTCTTATGGGTATATTAAGAGATGTAACATCTGAATGTAGTCACTGCCGTAGAGAGGTCGCACAAAGACTTTCTAGAATATCTGGGGCCGTCGAGCCTATACATATTGTGCAAGTAGACAATGGCTGATTTTAGCGATTTTTTAAGTGCATTAGATAAGGACGAGTTTGAAGAAACTCCTGCCGATTTACACGAGTTTGTAACTTCAACAAAGTATCTTGGTTTACCACCACTTTCTGAAAACCAATACATAATGCTTAAAGCAATGACTCAGATATATAAAAAAGAAACATTAGTTAGGTGGCTTGGCCAAGATGAGGGTGAAAAAAGGTGGAAGCAAACCTGTAACGAAGTTATTTTTCAGTTAGGAAAAGGTTCTGGAAAAGACTATACATCAACAATTGCTGCAGCCTATATAGCACATTTACTTCTATGTTTAAAGGATCCTGCAGTATATTATGGTAAACCGCCAGGAGATTCAATTGATATTTTAAACGTTGCTATTAACGCAGTTCAGGCTAATAACGTTTTCTTTAAAGGGTTTAGAGCTAGGCTAGATAAGTCTCCTTGGTTTGTTGGAAAGTATAATGCTAAAGCTGGGTCAGTAGAATTTGATAAAAGTATTACTGTACACTCTGGACACTCAGAAAGAGAAGCCTGGGAAGGGTACAACGTAATGGTAGTTGTTCTTGATGAGATATCTGGATTTGCCCTAGAGTCAACAACTGGTCACGATCAGGCTAAGACTGCCCAATCTATTTATGATATGTACAGAGCATCAGTATCCTCACGTTTCCCAGACTTTGGAAAGTTAATACTTCTTTCATTCCCTAGATTTAAAAATGACTTTATTCAACAAAAATATGAAGAGGTCATATCTCAAAAGAGTGTCGTTGTAAAATCACATACATTTATACTTAATCCAGATCTTCCAGAAACAGAGCCAGGAAATACATTTACTGTTCAGTGGGAAGAGGATGAAATAATTGCATATAAGATACCCAATGTTTATGCCCTAAAAAGACCCACATGGGAAATTAATCCAACTAGAAAAATTGAAGATTTTAAAATTGAGTTTTATCGTAATGCCGAAGACGCACTATCCAGATTTGCTTGCATGCCACCAGAGGCAGTAGATGCTTTCTTCAAGTCTAGGGAAAAAATAGAGTCAGCTTTCAATAATCCAAATTTAGCAGTTGATTTGTCTGGTAGGTTTGCAGATTGGTTTAAGCCACAAGATGATAGGGAGTATTTTATACACATCGACTTGGCTCAAAAGCATGACCATTGTGCAGTTGCTATGGCACATGTAGATAAATGGGTAAACTTAAAGGTTGGAAATGAGTATGCACAATCTGCACCAATGATAACGGTAGATGCTGTAAGATATTGGACACCGACTGCATCTAAAAGCGTAGACTTTAGCGAAGTAAAAGATTACATTCTTTCATTAAAGCAACGTGGATTTAACATAAAGCTAGCGACATTTGATAGATGGAACTCACATGAAATGATGCAACAATTAAAAGCGTACGGAATGAATACCGAATTGCTTTCGGTTGCTAAAAAGCACTATGAAGATTTTGCCTTAATTATTGCTGAGGAGCGGGTTAAAGGACCAGTGCTTCCATTACTTATAGATGAGTTACTTCAGTTAAGAATTATAAGAGATAGAGTTGATCACCCTAGAAAAGGATCCAAAGATCTTGCGGATGCAGTTTGCGGGGCTATATATAATTCCATATATCACTCTAGGCGTAAAGAAAATAAAGAAATTGAAGTTCATACCTTTAAAGAAATGCAAAGGGACAACTACTTAGAAGAAGAACAAAAACAGGTCAAAAACTTAATTCATCCACCAAGACAAATGCCACAAGAATTATCGGATGCATTAAATAATATGGGTATAGTATAACCGTTTTAGTAGTCATTTACTGATATAATTATCCTGGTAATCATTGTATTACCTAGGAGAATTGGAAAATTAACAGATTAAGACTTATATTAGGTTCATTCCTACTGACCGTGTTTCTTCTATTCATAGGTCAGTATTCTTCGTATGCAGAAGGAACAGATAGCTCTTCAGAGCAGGTAATAGTTAGCCCAGCACAACAGGCAGTAAACACAGCTCTTGGAATTGCTACAACAGAAGTTCAGCAAGCAATAGATGCCACAGCAAGTGCTACAACTGAAATAACACAAGCACAAGCAGAATTATCTTCAGCCCAAACCGCTACATCTAGCTTGTCTACCTTAGTATCAGCAGCACAATCAGAGGTAAATAGTGTTCAGACCGCTATTAACTCTATAAACGCTATTGATACAACTGTTACACAGGTAGATCAAAGTTCTCAAATAATTCAAGATGCCAAAGATACAGTTATTGATGCTCAAACTGCTATAAATAATATTAATGTAACTACCGCTCAAACAGAAATATCAGAATTAACATTAGCAAGAACTGAAGCGGTTTCTGCACAAGCCACAGCACAAACAGAATTAACTCAAGCAAATATAGCAATTGATAATGCTCAAAATGCTGTAAACGCTTTACAAGCAACCATTGGAACGAGTACAAACGTTTTGGCTGGAGTAGATGATGCTGGTGTTCAAATGAACCTTCCGTTTAATTTGTTAATGGGTGGAACCTTATACAACAACGTATTTGTTGGCTCTAATGCTACTATTACCTTCGGCGTCAACGAAGGATCTAACTATTGGGCAACACCAAATGCACCTTCTATTTCTATAGCAGGTTGGGATTGGACTACATGGAGTACAGGAACTGGTATCACATATTCAACAACAGGATCCTCTTTAGACATTGCTTGGGACCTTAGACCATTTCCACAACAGGACGCCTCTACACAAATGGTTCAAGTAAGATTCAATGCTGATGTAAATCCAACAGATGGGGCATGGAAAGCAGATGTTTCTGCTATTGGACCCATTCCAAATGGAGCTAGATTTAATTATAGAGAAACAACAAATGGTACTGTGACAAATATTGTTGATACAAATTCTGGAGCTGGATTTAATGGACAGATTAGTCAGGGTCCAGACTTTACCCCTATAGTAGATCCAAATAATGCTTCAGTTCAAGCAGCAGTTGACGCTGCAAATGCTACTATATTCCAGTTAAATTCAAGTTTGAGCCCAGTTGTAACACAAAATGCTACAAATAATTCTATTATTTCTGGATTACAATCTGGAATTAATTCATTAAACAATACAGTAAACTCAGCAATATCTACCAAAACAAGTTTACAAGCAACACTAAATACAAGAGCAACCAACTTGACTAATGCAATTAATAGTAATATACCTACACCAGCCCCTATACTTGCAGAGCCAGTTATTGAAGGAACTACAGTAACCATTGCCCCTGAGTTGCCATTAGGTTACACAGCAAACACTTGGTTTTATCAAGTAATTACTGATGATCCAAATGCGGAGAATCCTTATGCTGGAGGAACATATAATACAGATGGTGCTCCAGAGTCTATTCAACTTACTGGTTTGACAGAAGGTGCTACCTATACAATTAGAGTTGCTAACTGGTCTGGTCCAGTAAGCCAATATACTGAAACTGTTATTTCAATTCCAACAACACAAAGTTCTAATTTAACTAGTGGAGGATCAGCACCAGTAGATTATCCTGTTGACCAGCCAATAGAAGAAACACCAATAGACGAAAATCCAGTAGATGAGACTCCAGTAGAAGAAACTCCTGTAGACGAAACCCCAAATGAAGATACTGTAGATGAAGAGCCTTCAGATGAAAATAATACAGAAGAGTCTGTAACAGAAGAATCTGGAGATACAGAAGGTTCTGAATTAACTTCAGACGAGGTTCTTTCTATTGTAGAAGATTTTGCTTCAGATGGTAATTTAACAGCATCAGATTCAGAGGCAATACTAGATGCACTTTCAGCAGATGGAGAAGTAACTATTGACGAAGTAGCAAGTCTATCAGAAGCATTATCTGAAGATGGAACATTAACTGAATCTGAAAAAGATTTAATTGCAGACGCATTAATTGAGTCAGCAGATGGCAGTGCAATATCGGCACAAGATGTAGAAGCCGCTGGCCTTGAATTTAAAGATTTACCACCACAAACACCAGTTGATATACGTACAGATGAGAATGGTAATGCGGTTGTCATTGTAGCTGCTGTAGCCTCAGCTTTACAAAATTTAGAAAGTCCAGCTGCATTAATCGGTGGAATTGCAAACTGTATAAACCCACCAGGACCAGAAGATCCAAACTATGATCCAGATGCACCTAAGTGTGAAATTTTTACTGCGCTATCTAATATTGGTGCAGATATGTCAGATGAAGAAAGAGAAGAGTCTACCGAAATGATGGTAGCAACAGTTGTGGCAGCTGGAGCAGCAATAAATGCTGTAGCTGCGGCAGGAACAACCACTGGAGGATCCAGTAATACTGGATCAAGTGGCGGAGGAACCTCTGGTGAATCCAAGGGGGTAAGGAGAAGAAGACGATGATGAAAATAATAAAAGATATGATTGATCAACTTTGGACACTTCTTGGCATGTTTATCGCCTGGGTTGTCCTAGATGGTAGTGCAAAGACAGTGGTGGGCTATGCAATAGTTGGAACAATCGTAGCTTGGATAATTACATATCCAATACGAAATAGAGAGGAGGACTAATATGGCAAAGAAAAAAGATATTGACTTAACAGTAATTGATCCAGCAACTGGAGAAGAAGTGTTAGGTTCATCAGCCGTAACTAATATTTGGAACATCCTAATGAGAATTGTCGCAGTTTTTGCGGCATCTGGACTTTCAGTAATTGGTGCAGGATCTTTGGTAGGAATTGACACAATGAAGGCGGTCATTCTTGCTGGAACACTTGGTGTTGCTACTGTAGTTGAAAAACTTGCAAGAGCATTCCTAGATGATGGAAAACTATCAGCTGCAGAAATTAACTCAGCATTTGCAAAAATTGATAAAAACGCAAAAGAATAGTAGACATAAAAAATATAGGGGTGTATAGTTAATATACACCCAGCGGTGTTAGCTTAGTTGGTTAAAGCCCCCGACTCATAATCGGGTAATCGTAGGTTCAAGTCCTACACACCGCACCAGCCCCACAGGCCTTTAGGATGGCTAGTTACACATCTATTCCCCTGCAAAGTGCAGGAATTTCTGTGGGGCCCCTTTTATTGTTGTATATTATATAGATAGATGATATACTTAATTAACGGAGGACTAATGGACGGTGTCAATTTTCAGATGGGTGGATATCAGGATGAAGACGGTACCATTAATCTAAGTTTAAAGTCGGGAGACGATTTTAACCTTGATGTCTCATATAAAGATCCACTGCTAGCCCAGTTTGTAGTATTTAATTTACCTTACATACTTTCAGATATGATGGAGCAGGCGATGGAAGAGTCCTTTGAATACAACATGGATGAAGAATTAAGAAAAATTTTAGAGGAGGGTAAGTAATGCCAAAAAGAAAAGCAACGGCTTTTAATCCGATGCAGATTAAAAACGGTAGAATTGTTCGTTTAAGAAAAGACGGAACAATTAAAGCAGACTTTGGCCCTTATACTCCAAAAAAGAAAGTTGGTAAAAAATAATGCCTAAAGGTAGATATACAATTGGTGGTAAAGGTACACATGGATGCAAAGGCTATCCAGTTGTAGGAGACACTGGAAAAGTTCATGGATGTCATACAACAAGACAGGCTGCACAAAATCAACAAGCAGCTATTTATGCATCAGAAAATTCTAAGAAATCTGTAGATGAAGATGATCCAAGAATTGGTGAGAACCATGACTGTGAAGAATGTCGTGACTCAATGAATAAGTCTATGGATTCAGATACAGATCCAATCACTGGAGAAGAAAGAGAAGCGGTATTAGACCCAGCAGAGTCTCCAATAAGTTGGGGTGGTGTATTTAAACCAGTATTGACCAAGGCATCTAAGCCAAACTATGGAAACATTATTAGACCACGTAAGGGTGAGCCTTCAAATAAAGAGTTGTATGCTAGAATAGTCGCTGAGGCTAAGCGTAAATTTGATGTTTACCCATCTGCAGTAGCAAACGCCTGGGTAGTCCAGGAATACAAAAGACGTGGTGGAACATATAAATCTAGCAATTAACCAAAAGCTCTTGACTTAAGCCCACATTACTTGATATATTAGTTGTGTGGGTTTTTTGTGGGGATTAGCTCAGCAGGCAGAGCGAGAAGCTGTTAACTTCTATGTCCCTGGTTCGAATCCAGGATTCCCAGCGGTGATATCCAGAAGGGTATTTCCAAACTCTATATATAGAAAAGGAAAAACAAAAAAATATGAATAATACAATCAAAAGGATCTCTACTGTAGTAGTTTCGGCTATCGCAGCAACATTCTTGGTTGCAGTTCCACAAGCTCAAGCAGCTGTAAGTAACGGATACGTACTATCCGATTCTTTATCTGCAGGTGCTCGTGGTGTAACAGTATTAACGGATACAACTAAGGCAGAGGCTGGAGTTAATGCAGTTGTTGCACTAACTACAAGCGACACCTTGGCTTCTACAGCAGATGACAATGTCTCATTAGAGATTTCTGGACCTGCAACGTTTACTGATTACACAGCAGCTGGCTCAAACCCTACAGGGGTTACACTTACCAATCTAGGTAAGCTATTTACATTTACAGCAACAACATCATCAGCGGTGTCACTGCCAACAAATGTAAAACTAACTGTTAATGGAGCAGGCACTGTTACAGTAACTCAGAAGAAGAAGGTTGGATCAACTACTTCTACAATTGATATCAAGACAATTTATGCCTCAACTGTTGCAAAGACAAATGTTTTGTCTGTAGCAAACAGCTTTGGTCGTGTTCAAGATACTTCAACACAAGGCACACTAGCATCTAGCGTAGATGTTGCTGGATCAACAACAGTTGTTAATGGTGGAACAGGGTATGTTAACGTTCTTGCAAAAGACGCATACGATGCAACACTTTCAACAAATGGTGTAATCCAAGCAATTGCTACTGGCGGAGCAGTTGTAGCATGGGATGCAGCACCAACAACACAAGTAAATGCAGCAGCAAAAACTGGTGTTGGCGGAGTTCTTTATGTAACTCAGGGTACTGCTAATGCTGGAAAGCCAGTATCAACAACCATTACAATCACATTTAATGGAGCACTACTTACAACAAAATCAATTAACTTTACTGGACAGGCTGCGTCTATCGTAGTTTCTGGTGAAGATATTGCACAGTCTGGCGGAGCACGTACAGGAACCTATGACTTTGTAGTCAAAGATTCTGCTGGTAATCAATTAGCTGGAATTACTCCAACTGCTGATACCACAAAGTATAGCGCACAAGTAACTGCAGTTTCTGTTGGCGGAGCATCATCTGCTACAGCAGTACAAACTGGTGGTTGGACATGCGCTGCTACATCAGGATCAACAAAGGTACGTATTCAGCATACACTTTCAGACCTTTCAGTAATCTACTCAAATGAGTTTGATGCACGTTGTGGTCAAGGTGTAAATAAGTACACAGCAACAATGGATAAGGCTTCTTACCTTCCAGGAGAGATTGCAACATTAACCGTAAATGCAACTGATATTTCAGGAGCAAAGGTACACGATGCAGCGACACTTGGAACAGGAGTAGCAATTTCTGCTGGTGGCTTAACGCTAATCGGAACTGCTGCCTCAACAGATACATTTACAAACGGTGCCAAGACATACAAGTTTACCGTTGGTAATAACACTGGTTCATACAATGCGGTAGTTGATCTACCTGCTTATGTATCAACAGATTCTGCTAAGGTAGTATCATACAAGGTTGCACCAAGCTCAGCAGAGGTATCCAATGCTGAAGTTCTAAAGGCAATCGTTGCTCTTATTGCTCAAATCAATAAGCAAATTGCAGCATTACAGAAACTACTTCTTAAGAAGTAACTTCTGACACCTGGGGCATGTGTATAAAATGCCCCACCTAGGTCTTATAGTTCAGTAGGTCAGAACACCATTATATTGGAAGACACCAGTTCAAATCTGGTTAAGATCGCTGGGGCGGATCAAAATTCCACCACCACACCTTTTTGGTCTGCCCCTCCTATTGACATAGTACAAATTAATAGTATACAATTATTATATAACTACTAGAGAATGGATAGAGATGCAAACATTTCTAACATCTACAAATTCATACGAATGCGCTAAGTCGCTTGACTCTAAAAGATTAAATAAACAAATATTAGAGTGCTATCAAATACTAAATATCCTATCAAATAATTCGCCTTCTGGAGCATGGAGAAATCATCCAGCAGTTTTAATGTGGAAGGGCTATGAGCATGGCCTATGGAAATATGTTCAGTCAATGATACATGAAGCTAAGGGTCGTGGCATCAAAACAGATAAGAACAAAGATAATTTAAATTCTTTATATAATAGATTTAGTAGTGATTGGGGAAAGCACCCACAAAATTGGTGGATGAATCAAGATACAGTTATGCGTATTATAACCACACATAAAGCTAACCTATTTAAAAAAGATCCTATGTATTATATTAAATATCAACACGCTACTACTAGCCCATACAATACTCCGTGCTGTGATAAATGCCAGTATTTTTGGGTAACACATTGGGAGAGAAATAATGCAGGAAGTTAAGCTAACAACGCTTGAGGCAGAGCAACTGCAAAATTTTATTACAGATCATAGAAATTCATGTTATAATTTTTTATACGAAGATGATATAAAAGATGACTGGGAGCCTTACGATCTGTACGATGGTTGTGAAACTTGTGAGACAAGGGAGCAACTTATGGCTACATTTGATTGGCTTAAAAAAAATAAGTTAGTCGACGTATACGTTGAATAAATGTATATGTCTCTGTAGCTCAGTAGGATAGAGCAACTGCCTTCTAAGCAGTAGGTCGCAGGTTCGATTCCTGCCAGGGACGCTTAGCCTCTGTAGCTCAGTGGCAGAGCAACCGCCTTGTAAGCGGTAGGTCGGGGGTTCAAATCCCTCCAGGGGCTCTAGAAAAGGAGAAGTATGGAAGACAGCAATAGGGAAGAGGAAGATGCCCTATTTACCTATTTAATGGATGTTGGTGCAATAAACATAGATGGGGTATCTAAAGATGGCGAACTATTGTATAAAATAGACCCAGATAAAATGAGAGAATACTGCCCAGAACTCCTAGAGGTTTTTAACGAAGACCTTGAAGAATCATTAATGGATTTGTTTAATAAAGGCTTGGTCGATGTTCAGTATAATGAGAATTTAGAGGCTATATTTAGTGTTAGTAATGAGGGTCTAAATGAGATTGAAAAATATGGCTTTTATCATATGGACGATCCCAAAGATTGATGGTATAATTATATGATAGAGTGTACAAGCTGTGGCACAAAAGAACTGCTTATTGTTTTTTCAAAGACAAAAAGTGGTGAACAAATTTACTTGTGTCCTATGCATGTTCCATTACAAGTATTAGAGGATGGTGAAGAAGTATGGCTGAAGGATATAAACCAACAGATGGTATGAAGTCTGCTGCTCGTCGTGCCCTTCAATGGAAAAAAGAAGGAAAACGTGGTGGAACTAGAATTGGTTTAACTCGTGCAAACCAAATAGTAAATAATGAATCTTTAAGCGAAAGTACTGTAATGCGTATGTACTCTTTTTTTAGTAGACACGAGGTAGATAAAAAAGCCACTGGATTTAGTTCTGGTGAAGAAGGTTTCCCTAGCCCAGGCCGTGTTGCTTGGGATCTTTGGGGAGGAGACGCAGGTTATTCTTGGTCTCGTCAAAAAGCACAATCAATCAAGAATAAAAGAGAAATGAGAAAAATGAGTTCAATTTGGGACGGAGCATTCCTTGGACAATTGGGTAGAGAAAACTCTGCTCAGGCCGTGGAAGTAGAAGAAATTGATGCTCCACTAGAACCAGACACAGAGCCAGCGGTTGGAAATAATGTACCAGTAGTAGAGGAACAAGTTCCAGCACAAACACAACCAGTCGCACAAATTACAGAAAATGTAGAAGTAAAAGAAACTGTTGAAGTTCCTGCCGTAGCAGAAGTTACCCCAGTTGAAGTTGCTCCAGTTGTTGCCGAACCAGTTGTTGCTGAGCCAACAGTTGCTACTCCAGTATCGGAAGAGCCAAAAGCTGAAGTACAAAACGATGCTCCAGTTGAAGCAGTTCAAACAGAAGCACAAGTTGTAACAGAAGCTCCAAAAGTAAATCAACCTACGGAGTAGGTAATGAAATTATGGGCTACTGGATCCCAAGACTGGGATGATTCGTTAACTATTGCTAGGGTTATTACATTAATGATTCAAGAAATGGATAAAGAAGATAAAAATATTACCTTTATGCACCTAGACAGACTGGGCGCAGAACAAATAGTAGGCTCTTATGTTGCAAAAACTAAGAACTTTCTTACTGGAAAAGGTTTTAAAGTATCTGAATTCATACCGTCTAAGTCTATAGATTTTGATCAAAGACTAGATAAAGTTTTGGACCAGTCCCCAGATTTCATGGTTTTGTTTAATCGTGGTAAAGACTTTAGGGCTGGCAAAATAAGAGAGTTTGCCCAAAAAAATAATATAAGGGTTATAGAGCATAAAACCGCTTGACATATAGCCTATAAATTTGATACTATATATACAATGATTAAATCTATTAAACAAATTGCTACCTCTGTAAAAGAGATAGAGAGACTTTTAAGAGTCCTCGCAAAACATCTTGCAATGCAGGAGCAGCGAAGGTTGTCCAGGCTAGAAAAATCTTCTAGTTTTAATAAGCTGTCTAAGGAGAAAAATGACAATGCTTAAGTTCAATATGTTAGATCTAAATCAAGCAGAATCTTTTGTAAAGAATACACCGAATGTATGGTGGGAAAACTACGATATTATAATTTGGCAATCAACCAATTCAGGTTGGTCAAAAACTAATGGAAGATTTCACAATAACCAGTGGGGTACTGCTAAAAGAGTTGTTGTAAACAACAACGGGCTATGGAAAGTACCTACAAGTGTCAGAACTTCTAGATAAGCTAGGGTTAGACAAAAATAGGTTCAGGTGGCAAGACCTGGCAGCCTGTAATGGACTGCCTACAGATTATTTTTTTGACAAGTACGAAGAAGATGGAATACATGCCGCAACGATAGACTCCATGTGCCTGTCCTGTCCAGTTTTAAAAAACTGTCACAAGACTGGTATAGATAACTCAGAGGTTGGAGTTTGGGGCGGGATATATTTATCTAATGGTAAGGTAGATAGATCAAGGAATATGCATAAATCTCAGGAAGACTGGAGATTAATTCTGGAAGCGCTAGGTGTTTATGACGCTATACAGTAATGATATTGCTAAAGCTATCAGGCAGATAAAAGTGCCGTACCCAAATTTAAAGGTTTCGGTTGTAGAATATCCTGGCATGCTAAGTGTTAGAATCTACGAATCGAATTTGTCAGACTTTAGCTCCGCTCAACATATTACAATCATGGAGTACTTAAACATGGTTAAAAAACTTGTAGAGACTTTTGGAGTTAAGTGTGATCTAGAGGTTGCGGAGGGTATATGAGTACTGGAGATAAAGTATGGATACATTCAGAAAATGTCTATGGGGAAATAATTTCTTATGGGGCGCATGTATCTAAAGTTAAATACTATAAAGACAAAACAATTTTCGAAACCTATGTTGAAAATGACGATTTTGATATAGTCGAAGAAATTAATTATCCAGATTTCTGGGAAGAGGAGAAGTAAATGCTTTGTTATTCCTGTGGCAAACAAAAACATAGGCTGACCCCAATAAAGTCAACGCTGTTTGATATTAATTTAATCATGTGTGATGCTTGTATAGAGGGAAAGTATGAGCCAAGATGGGCAATTATTTTAGGTGGAAGGCAGTATGGTCCAGATAAAGTTAGGGACTATATAGTAAAAAGAAGATATCACGGTAAAGATATTACTGCTACTGAAATTATTATCTAGATAGGTTGGTATTAATCTTGTGTATTTCTTTACGCAGCTTGACGTTTTCTGCCAAGAGCTTGATGTTTTGTTCCTTAACATCTGCTATTTCTTTTTGG